AATTTAGGATCTCTAGTCATTATGGTTCTCCAAAATCCTTTTTCAGTATCAAAAAATACTTTTTTCATTTCTGCCACATGGTATGGTTCCTGAAACTTTAGATTGTCCTCAAAAATATCAGGGTTTAATCCTGCAACTTGGTCTGCATGATTTTTCAAAAAGTGTAAAATATTTGGATGCATGAACTTGTCCCCATATGGTGAATTTTCTATAAATTCATTTGACGATACTACAAATGGTCTTCCTATTGCTGATTCAATATTTTTAGGAATTGATTGTTCTGTAACTCCCCACTCGTTCCCATTAATCTCATCACCTGCAATTAAAAAGTAAGAGTCCTGTTGTCCTTCAATGTCAGGGTCTGGTGTGAATTCTGTATCTAGTGAAGCAGTTAATACCCTAAGCTTTTTTTTTGTGCAAATTTGTTACGTAAAGAATATGATAATAAGTTAACCTGAGTGAGCTGTGCTTGTTTTACATTTTGAGCCAGATGAGCTCGTGGAGAATTAATACAGATAGCTACTGCTTGATCCTGTTTTTTTCCAGTATCAACAAAATGGCTTACACATTTGGAATTAGCAGATACCATGATTGGTAATTATCACATATTTTAATTAAGGTTTTGTTTTAGGGTTTAATAAAAAAAGAAATGTGCCTCATTTAGAGGCATTTGTTTCCACTTCATGTTGTATTAAGCCCATGAGGCGCTTCATTCTATTTAGAACCCAGTGATCATCTATGGTGATTTTATAGTACTCATCACTTTCAGGTTTTGAAAGTGTAAATGTACCGTCTGCTGATTGTACCACCAATTCCATATCAGAATTCAATTCTATTTTTGTTTCTCTGTTTAATCTTTGTATATTCATTTTTTACATCACGCTTCCCAACCTTTTGAATTGGTTATTACTACAGATTGATTACTTTTCAGACATGACTGTCTGAATTGTGTGGTCTGTTAATGAATGGTGTGAAGGGTTCTTTAAAAATTTATGTTTCCATGTGTACCAAGTCTAGGACTTGTGTTTTCATTCGCCATGTAAAATCGCAATTATTCTTGGTTAGAGTAGTTATTATAATTTGTCATTTTCATATCTTTCATACATCTCTTCTTTACATAGACAACCAACATAATCTTCAGTTCCATCAATTCTTAAGATATGTCTGATTACTCCCACTCCACATGAATTGTCTTGATGTGCAGGGTGTCCACAAGTTTCACACTGTTGACAGTATTTACCATTGAATGGATCAATACATGATCTACACATTATTCTACTTAGCTTTAGATGTCATTTTTTTTATCTGACTTTGGTAAAAGGTCAGCATGATATGATTCATTATGTTGTCGTAAATCATCAAAGGTTTCAAATATAATATTACAAATATTGCATTCGATTATCATAATAAAATCATCTGTCATTTCTTATTTTTCTTACATTGGTCAACATTGAATTAAGGATGTTGATTAAATCTGTGTTTAGACATTAATTCCCAAGTATAACATTTAAAATTACATTTTCTACATTTCATCATTTTGTTTTCCTTTTTATCATCTAATTTTTTCTGTGTCTTTTTTACAGCTTGGGTTATTTGTTCTAGTTGTTTTAGTTGTGCTATAGGATATTCATTATCATCTGTTAAATCATGTTTTTCGTCAATATCATAAATAAATTCACTATCTGAATATATCTCAAATTTCATTAGTTCTGAGCATACCATATTTTTACATAGTTGTTAGATTTTCCCCATGAAATTATTATGTGTCTATCTAATCTATTATTAATATCCAACCAACGAAACTTTGCTATCCATTGAGGAATAGGAATAACTATCGTTCCCCGAAAAGTATTGTTAACATTTACAGTATCAAGTTTCATGTTATGATTTTTCCCCTGTAGTTGCTTTATAATTTTTAAAAACTTCAATCTTAGTTTTTTTAATCCAATCCTCTAGAGCTTCTTCCAATGCATCCCCCAATACTCCTTTTTTAATTCCATTTTTTAGTCCTATGGTTTTTCTAAATTCTTCATCCAACTTGTCTGAAATATCAAAAGTTAACTTTGCCATGTATAATGTATTAATTTATACCCTTATAAAAATATATGCTTTAATTAATCCGTACCTCTCTGTGTGATAGCTACCAAAGCACTTTTCGTACTCACATTTCATCGAGGCTTCTAAGATTAATAGAAGAAATGTATCTAATAAAGTTTAAAATTGTCCAAGGTTTGCACCTGTTACTCCATCCAAGTAATAACATCTACAATTAGGATGAGTCTCACTAGGAATTTTAACTCGTTTTACATCATCTATGGAATACACTGTTCCCTCCAATGGAAGACAGATAATATCATCTACCTTGTTGTCTCGCTGTGTCATGAATATTACTGGGCGTTTCTTTTGGGAGACTAGGCTGACTATTTGCTCATCATCATTTAGTGCAGTGGTGAGTATCTTGGCAAATGATACAGATAGTCCTCCAGAAATTAGGGCATTAGTAAAAGCTGAATTAGTTATATTTTTTACATTTGGAACTTTTGGTGGGTTTTTTAATTCTACAAGCTGAACTGATTCAGTTACATCTATAGCTAGTTTTTTAGATATTCCTGCATCAGTTAAGGCTTTAGTGAATGTATTGGACTGTCTGTCTGATAGTGTGAAATTAGTCCCTGATCCTATTATTCTAATTAATCCCTGATTGCCTGATAAATTATTTAACACAAGGGATGCGGTACCCACTGCAAAACCAGAGGATAACAGTGCTGTTATGAAACGCTCATTTTCGGTTTCTACTTTGGCTGACATTTAATTACTGTCTGGATAATTTCTTTTTGGATATTTTGTTTTGAATTTCAAGATGCTCCTTTGCTACCTTTAGCACATCTATTTTATTTTGTTGAATCTCACTCCATTGGTTTCCATGAGTGTGCCAGTTTTTGGCAAGTTCGGGTCTGTTATTATTTCCCCAACTAGATGGAGTGTGCCAGCTATTCCCTCTATTCCCCCAGGTAGAATGATTCTGTTTCTCCCATGTCTTTCTAGTTGGTGAGGTATCAGTCCCCTGAGTTGGAGAATCCTTCATCATGTCACGCAATCCATATCTCTCCATTACTAGCTCCATTGTGGTAAATCCATTATCTACTAGCTGCATCATAATATTCCATTCTTCAGGAGGAATCTCTGTAGCAAAGACTGGCTTTTCATAGTTTTGTGTTATTTTTATTGGAACTTGATCTATATCTTCAGGCTCTACCATGAATAAGATAGCTAATATCCTATCATAGAACTGGTTCTCTAGTGTCTTTTCATATCTTTCTTGAGATGGTTTAATCTCATCATTTAGTAATGAATCATTTTCTTCCCTGTTTGCATTTCCTCCCATATTTCCTGTTACGCCTTTTGACAACTGGAATAATGGAACGTGGTTATACCCAGCAATTCCCTCTATACATGTCCGCTCTATTTCCAATAAAGCTGAAATGTTGCCAGAATTAGTAGAGCCATTAACTACAGTTACTGAATGTGGTACTGATACGTCAGCGTTTCCAACATTGGCAATATCTGCATTAAAATCCTCAAGGATTGCTTTGGCTTCGGAATACTTTGATGTTGGAAGATCATGCTGGTAAATGTTTGGTGTCCTCCATGTTCTGTTTGCAGCATTTATCAGGTCTCTTGCGTATATGATTAGTAGTACCTGTCCCAAATCATCGATAGCTTGTACTGCTGACACTCCATAAAAGTCCCCAAAGAGTTCCAGGTTTTTTGAATTATTAAAATAGATACAGCGATTAGCATCTAATAATGAACCATTTGATGATAGTCCTGTTACTTCTACTCCTACAAGTTCTCCATTATCAAAATTTACTATCGGACGTCTAAGGAGATCTGGCCTGATTAATCGTAACGCTACAGGTAAAACATATTGTCCATTTTTATTTCTAGTTTCAGGAAACATTCCAATTGCTGTTCTTCCTTGTTCTCGCTCAAAGAGAAACGCATCATACACCAAACTATCCAAATCCAATGTGGTGGCGTACTCATCCATCCATATTTTAATCTCGTCTGGTGACATTTTTTCACCTAACAAGGGAACATCAATCTTTTCAGTTTTCCATGTATCAAGATCTTCTTCTCGTATCTCCTGGTTTAATCTGGGAAGTACTGACCTGGTTGATTTTTGTATAGTTAGCTGTTGTAAAATTTGATTGGCTTTGAGGACAGCCCAATTATTTCTCATTAGTACCCTCCATAATGCTCGCTCTTCTGGGAGAGAAGGATCAACTGATGGATATATTGTAAGGTTTTTGAATGGTGCAATTTTCTTTAATGCTTTTGAATCTTTGCTAGTTTCAAGGCCTCGTCTTGTGGTTGGTTTACGCATTCCAGTAGCAGCCCATGAAGGGATTTGTGCAAATCTTTGTGGACCTGCTTTGAATGCCTTTACATCAAGGTCAAGCTCTAATGCCGGTACAGATCTTGCAAAGGGCTTGACCTGTTTTTTCTTTTTACCCACAAATTATAACATTTAGACTTTATAATAAATTTTCATTGTTTTAGAAATATCTCTTGCTTTTAAATATATTGTATGTATCCATGTTATTTTTAATTTTTGAGCTAGTTTTAGAATCTACAAATAACTCACCTAACAGTTCCTCCTCGTATGATGGATGCTTTGGTGGATCAGGTGTTACGCCTTTCTGAATTATAAATGGCATAACACCGTGTTGTAGGTGGTGTCTTCCTGCAAAACAGCAAATCATTAATGCCCTAGTCAGATTATCCAACTCATCTCCTGGTGCATAATATGAGATGGTACCTGATTCTGTGGTATGTTCAGTAAACATCTCCACTTGTGAGATTAGCTTTTTCATGGTATCAGTTGGGTTTGGAGGGAACTGTATCTTGTGGTCTTGCTTTAGGGATAACAATAACTGAGTCATTTCTGTCTGGTCCATAACTTTAATTTTTTCAATATCTTCTGGATCTTTGAGATTTTTCTGGGTGGTGATTGTATGCATGATAAATCCTACTTCATGTTCTATGTTCCTGATTAAGGATTGGCCTATTAACTGATCAGCAAAAGTATCAGTCCATTGTATTTTTTTGTGTAACTCTTTGACATCTGTAGGGATTTGGTTTAGGTTATCTCTACTCCATTGTTTTGCCAATCTTACATATGCAGTTTTTTTCTTTTCATCTAGCTCTATCCCAATCATTCCAAATGCGTTTCTATGTTTGGAATGAGAGAATGCTACGATAGTGTCATTATTCATTTTCGTGTTTCCTACAATGTTGATAAAATACAACATAACCAGATTTTTCAAAAGCATTAGCAATTTTAAGAGAATTCCATAACTCACATTTGATGCAAATTACAATAGCATTACGTGGACATGCACAAGGCATTCCATAATTAATTTGATTCATTGTTGATTATCCCACCAAATTCTAATCGCATTACATCCAATCAATTTACATAGAAACAAATCATCATGTCTTCCTCTTTGTCTCTTATAAGATACATGACCTGATGGAGATGTTATTCCTACCATCTCGTTTTGTTGGTTTAGGAGTTCTGCCATGTCTACAGATTTGTTTGATGGATATTGGATTGTATGTTTCTTGTATTCTGTTTTAAGCCAGCCTATCATATATGGTTTGTCTACTGCCCATCCTTTGGATCTGTTCTTCTCTGTGAGATTCCCAGTTGTTGATACATAGGTTATGGGTAAATCTGCAAACGCTTTTGATACGTTCTCATAGTCAAAGTTATTCTCCAGTATCATCATGTCAGGTTTTACTTTATTTTGTAGGGTAGCAAAATGTTTTACAACTATTCCATATGGTTCATTCCAAAACTGCTTTGCGTGTCTAATGTAGATTTTTCTTTCAGGCCATGTTCCCTGTAATCCTACTGCACCAAATGCATCTCCACTACGAGCGGGATCGCCTACTAAAATTTTTAATGTCTTCATTTTAGATTATGGGGACAAATGTTATTTTTATCCTGTCCTCGTGCTTGATTGCAATTATGACATAAAACTTGAAATCCTTCTGGATAGTTATTTTTTCTCACATATCTATACATCACTGCTCCATGTAATCCTTTTTTACGGTCTTCAGCACCATTATTGTTAATATGATCAAGAGCTAGAAATTCAATTATATTTTCATTACAGCAAGCACATTTTGGAATACCATTTGAATAATGAGTGAACACTTCTATTTTCAATTTTAACTCACGTTTTCTATTTCGTTCTCGTTCTTTTATAACGAATAATGGATTTTTCATTCTTTTGTGGTGGTTTAATCTATTTTGTTTATTGAGTTGATCACGATGTTCTTCAGCCCACTTTTTACGATAAGTAAGATATTGTTGGTGAGTAACTTTCTTTTTACAATCTAAACGTGTACAATATTTTTGACGGTTACTATTTCGTTTAAAATCATTACCACATATTTTACAGTTCATTTTACTTCCATTATATTCTCATTCCACATTCCCTGCATTGAGGTCTGTCCTTTTGCTTCTTTGAATGTGGATCTTTGTTAGATGCAAATTCATTTCCACATGTACAATTATAGACTTTGAGAGTCACTAGTTCTCAAGTTCTTTGATGTCTTTACCTGTTGCATCTAGAATGATGTTTTTGAGTATGCGTTGAGTAAGTTTGTGATTTTTTTGAATGTCTGTGCTTGATTCTTCAGAGATTAACCCTTCAAAGTGAATATCACTTGTTGCTCTTTTGATTATTTCATCTACTATCTTTTGGTTTTGTTCTATCTTTTGAGAATTTCTTAATTGTAGAAATTCTGCAGTCGGAATAATCTTTGAATTTTGTAATTTGTTCATGACTGTTTCATGTCCTGTCTTTGGAAGTTCCAATATTATTTCATTTATTATTTTTCCAAGTTCATCTATTTGGGATTTCATGAGTTTAATTACTTCTCGTAATTCTTCATTTTTTGTGTGCAAAAAAGAAATTAGTTTTTGGTCGTCTGTTTGGTTATTTGTTTTCATGTTATTCTGTAACATATACCGCCTTATATCTGTTACATAGTAACATCATGTTCTTTTATCCTATCAATAACTTTAGAGACTTCATGATGTAATCTATCTATTCCCATTCCACATTTTCTTTTTCTGGCGTATCATCATCTATTTCCCACTCATCCATCCCTTGTTGATCCTGTATAGTTATAGTTCCAAATATGCTGTCTCGTCCTGCACTGGCCTTACACATGTATTCTTGTTGTGGGTCTTCAGTACTGCTTGAAATCATTTTATCCACTTGTGCTTGGGTGTATAGATTACCTATTGCTCGTTCTATTGTATATTCCAAAAATACAAAATCAGCACTCTTTTCAACCCATATTTTATAAAACATCTTTAGTGGTCCTTTGAAGGTGGATACTAGAAATAAGTCTGCAGCATTAGAACGAATGATAGGCATTACACTGTTAAATACGGGAGTATCATCTACCAATTTCCATTTTGCTGATTCATCCATAAAGATACATGCGTATTTAGTATCTCCAGTTATTGCTTCCTCAGATGCTGGGAATGCCTCTATTGTAGTTCCGTTAATAATTGAGAGTACACTTGATTTAATTCCGTTAGGTACGACACTCTGTATATGAATGAATAACTGCATGAATCGTCTTAGATTTTTGTTTGCTAGTTTGCCATTTACGGCTGCGATTATGCCAACTTTAGATCCTACATACCTACTAAAGCAAAAGTGAAAGATTACTCTTAATACAATCTCTGTGAATCCCATCTGTCGTCCTTTTAGTATATGGAACATGTGCTCTAATCTGTCCCAATCGTCCTGTGTCATAGTATCAGGTTTTGTGACTGCCTGAAATACTGCCTCGATAAACTCTAGTTGGTATGGAGTGGGTGGCATCTCCTTTTTTGTTGCTGCATGTACTGGTAAGCCAGATACGTGCATGGTACAGCAAAAATCGTTATAGTATGTGTCATTAGTGAGATGTTTTGTATTATCACCACACCAAAAAGGAATGTTTCCCATTTTTTGACATATCTCTTGAGGGGATAGTAGATTGGTATTATCAGTTTTAGGTTTTTGTTCCAGTTGTGTTAGATGAGTATCAATATTCATGAACTGACACAATCAATTCATTATCTTTCCGTTGTTATCCCTTACTATCGTCAACATAATATCTGGATTAAACATGTATTCTTTTCTTATGTGTGAGGGGATTGGATTATCTCTATCCTTCTCTAGTGCGATAATTCTTTGTTCATAATTCATGTTTTTGGTAGTAGTTGATGATATATTTACAAGAAATCCTATTTTTCCACCTAACTCCATTAGATGTTCGGTGTCCTCTATTGCTTCATTATGTTTAACTTTGAATTTGTGGAATCGTTTCCCCAATACGTTTATGATTGTGTTTAAGAGTAATACGTTATGTTCAATGTTAGTTTGTCCTTTTTTCATATAAATAATAGGTACACACGATATTATTAAAATGTTATTAAGATTTCTTTAATTTATTAATAAAAAAACTTTTTTGTTATCCTTTTAGAAATGTATGTAGTTTTTTTGTCCATTCTTCAGATTTGTATTCTGATTCCCATATTTTGAGTAGTTTGAATCCTGCTATACGGTATAATTGATCTCGGTGTTGGTCTTTGTTAGATTCCTCGACATGGCCTTTCTTTCCAAGTTTTCCCATTTTTTTTCCTGGTTTTGGTTCTTCCTCAAATTCTATGATTAATCTGTGTTCAAAATCTAGAATATCAGGACATTTGATTTCATTTCCTTGTTGTTTTGATTCTTCCCACGACTTTGATTTTGGGGGGTGATGATAACCTATTGCAGTGAATTCTATTGCTGTTTCCCATGATCCTGAATCTACTTTGAATTGGTATGGAAGTTTGTTTTGTTTGCAATAATGTATACATTCACGATATATTTTGTGGAGGTTTTCAATATCTACGATTCCCATTATTTCTTTCTCCATACAATAACTCGATACGCATTTCTTGAAGGGTGTTTAGTCTTTCTGCCGTTCTTGAAGAACTTTGGTCTTTTTAGTATGGGGTGGTTCTCAGTGAATAGTTTGGTTTCTGATTCTATTAGTTGGTGCCATGTTCCCATAGATTGACAGTTTGTAGGAACTATCATGCAAATGTTAATGTTATATTTTTTGTGTTGAGAGTCAGCACGTTTGATAAATTCTTCGTTTAATGAATGGGGAGGATTGCACCAAACATCTCCTTTAATCCAGTCCTCATGTAATGCATCCGATAAATAATTATCACATTGTTTGTTGGAATGTGTAGCTGCTGCATCTAATTCAAATGATAAATCATATTGTTTTGATAATCGTTTGATTAATTCTGGATCTGTTTCATAGCTGTCCTCATCTGGTTCTGGTATATCGTCAAATGATTTTAATCCTGAATCACATTCTCTACATATTTCTCCTGTATCCGTACGTTTTCCGCAGTGTTTAGTACATTGATCTTGAAGCATGATTATTTCATTTTCCTTCTTAATTTTGGTAAACGGATTGTTACATCGCACTGAATACACATTTTAACTGATTCTGTATTTTGGGCATTACAATTTCTACAGAATACTTTTTTTGATTTGTGTTGAGTAGGAATTTTTATTTTTTTAGATAGTACCCTTTGATTCTTTACCGTATAATCAGATGTCCTAAAGAGACTCATTCCTCATCTATTACCTCTCGTTCTACGGGTGGTGGAATATTGTCTTCTTTTTGTGGACTAAACATTCCTTTTACTTTAGGTCGATTCGTTACTACCTCTTTGTTTTTGTGGCCATTTTCAGCACATCCACAATGATCATGAGCATTTCGAATGTATCCTCTAGATACTAAGGATTCAGATACACATGAACCACATTTACCATTATCACAGGCGTTACATGGATGTATCAATCTAATACCTCATTTTGGGGAGTGGGGGGAGTAGAGAGAGTTTTATTTTTAAAAATTTTATTTTTTAATTTATTATTATTATTATTATTATCTTTAATATAGCATAAATAATCTTCACCTTCAATCTTTTGCATTTCCATGAAAAAATGTCTATGAAAGAACCATTTCTTATGATCTTTCCACCACCACTGAGAAGTGTGAGTAGCATCTAGAACGTCAAATATGTGTAGATTTTGTCCATCTGCTCTTTTTACCATGTTAATAATTTCATTTGCTCGTCTGAACTCTTGTACGCTAGCCAAACTCTCTCTACACTCCACTCTCTCTTTTTTCTACAATATACTCTACAGGAATATTGAATGATTTTGGTACTTTGGTAATCTTATTTGCTATATCTTGTAACTTTTTTGACTGAGCTCTCTGTGAATTTCCATGTAATAGGTTATTCATTGCACTCTCAAAAGGAGTTATTGTAGTCATTATCGCCACCTCTCCTTGTAGATTGAAACTTTACGACCACGATTAGAATTATCAAACACTTTGGTTTTCCCCCAGTTTACCTTTCTTGGTTCTTTTACTGCGTCAAAATCATCTATACTTTTGATTTCATGGATAAGATTGTCTATAGTACCATGAGCTGCGAGAATTCCATGAATAATCATTATAATGCTCTCTCCCATTTTGCATCCTGACGCCAGGTCTTTAATACAATCCAACAAGTAACTTGGTGGAATTTGGCTGCATACTCACATACTCTATCTTTTTCTTTAGGTGAAATGTACGCCTTTGTTTTAGAATATTTCAGTTGAGCTTCACAGTATCGCCCATCTTGTTCTACCCAGTACACATCCATTACTCCCTTGCTTGCAAAGAATCGTTTTGCAATTATTGCCCTTCCTGACTTTAACAAATCATTACAGAATCTACTTTCATAGGAAGCACCTTTACGGTAATTGAAATTTGGCATTATACCCTCCAGGTGTAAGCCATTCTTTTCGAAACCTTACAAAGTCGTTTATTATATCTAGTAATATGTCCAAGTTTTTCTAATTCGTTAGTTCTAGGTGTTATACTATTAATTGGAATTCCCATGAACTGACTTATCTCTAAATTTGTGGGGAATGTGTTTTTTATGTGTATAATATGATTAATGGTATCTAATACTGCTCTTTGTCTTTTACCTAGTTCTTTTTTGATTTGTTGATATGCATCTAAGCTTGTATCCATCATCATTTCTTTGCCTTCCTATCCATAAAGTCAGAATACATCTCTTGGACCATCTCAAAGGTTTGTGCAGTCATTTCATTTACTGTAGCTGTGTGAAATTCTTCTTGAGAGGTTTGCTTGACTACTTTACTTTCTATTGTAGAAGTAGAATTAGTTGGTAATTGTGATATTTCATTCAACTTGTAGAATTTACCAAGAGATAGTTGTGGTTCGCCCTTGTAGTCAGTCCAGTATGCGTTCTCTAATGTGTATGTTTTCCCATCAATTATCTCACCTATATCCTGATTCCATAATGTAAGATTCATGGCACTTGATTCATCTTTGATCACTGCAGTTTGTTTCTGCCACTCATCACCTGATTTTGTGGTTCCTGACTTTAGTTCTCCTATAGATATAACAATGAATCTAATATTTCCTTTACCGCGTGTTTTGGCTTCTTTAATGGATATGAACTCAGTCATATTGGAATCTCCATAATTTTTTTAGCATTTTTTTGATGATAGCAATCTAACCCATGAACGTATGCGAGACATTCACAATACGCGTGTTTAGGGTCGTTTGAAATCTCGCCAACATAAAGTATCTTTTTTCTGTCACTGTCATCTTTATCAAACACATGATACAAGTACCCATGATTTGTAGTGGATTTCATTACTACTTGATTGTCTTGAGTCATGATTTTGACTCCCAAATATCACATTCAACAATAATCGAACTATTGTCATCAGAACCTTTTCTGTTTATGTTAAGTATAACTTCACTGAATCCCATATATTCAATATCACTGAAACTTATTTCTCCTGAAATAAATTCATCTTCAATTGCTTGTGCTAATTCTTGACAAACTGTATTGATTAATTCTTTTAATGGAGAACATTTTTCCATTCTAACCATTATTCTTTTTGTAGTAACAAATGATAACATCCTATACTTTTCGTCTCCAAACTCAACTCCCATTTCCTCTAATTTTTCTGAAAATGTTTTTTTCATGATTGATCCTCCTCAAAATTAAATTCTAAATTACAATCCAAACATTTCATATGAATTACATTCTTAGCAAACACATCATCTTCATAGTATCTAAAATGTGGCACTCTCAGAACTTGCCCATTTTCCCCATCATCATAAGTAATAATGAACACCTTTGAGTTTAACAAAGATGTCATCATTTCTTTATCCCCTTTTCAATTTTGAGAATCATTTCTTCAGATGATTCTATTTTTGATGAGGAGAGAAGGAGATCTGGGTACTTTGCGAGGAGATGCAAATTCTCACATATTAAGAGATACCCAAACCTACCCACAACGGATTTATCAATAGAGTAACCTTTTGCTTTGAGTTCAGTAGCAACTTCTGAACTACTAATGATTCGATTTACAGAATCATTAAACTTTGCAGTTACTTGAATGATAATTCCAGTGTTTTTATTATCTGATTTCAGATGCCTCTACCACCATCATTTTTCGTCTCAACATATTTCTATAAATAATACTAATATTTAAAATATATTATAAATTATATTTTACTATAGGTATTAATCATATTGTGTTATAGTAAACTTCTTATTTTAATTGATGAAAGAAAATAATGTTGCGTTAGTCACCTAGAATTATATCTCCGTCAAAATCGTCTCAACAGCTATTTTGAACACTAACGCAACAGTCAAACTTTAATGATCATTTAGTTAATCTTTTTACTTTTATTAGATCTGATCCACATATTTTGATTATTAGTTAATTACATAATTCTAAGTTAATTTGTTATTAATCTAATTTTACGTTTAAAACTAAATTTTATAATATTATGAAATAAAGTAATTAACATAAAATTATGATCCTATAACAAAATGCGTGCAAAAATAAATGATATTGGAATTAAAAATTTTAATTAATATTTTTTAGAATTGATTCTCGAAATTTTGCCAAAGTTAGCTTCGTCTCTTTTTCAGATTGTAATCTGGCTTCTTTTTCTTCTGTAAGTTTTTCTTCCAAATCACCTACTTTTTTGTTTGCCTCCTCCAACTTGCGAATTTTTTCCTTGTTTTTTGCCTGGTCAAAAATTAGTATATATGGTGCTACTTCCTCAAAGAGTTCTAATTTTTCCTCATCTGTTCTTCTCTGGTATGTTTGAAGATATGCACCATGTCCTACAATTGCATGAACTACATCGCCATCCAAAACTTTTAGGGCTTTGGTGATGAATCGGGCTCTTAGTGAATACAAAGTAATCTTGTGTTCTCCTGTTGACTCATATCTCATGTCAAGTTCTAATTTATCAAGTACAAGATTTAGTGAGATTCTAACTGATGCCAGCATGTATGTGGCAAATGTCTTGATAGCTTTGATTTTTGCCTTTACCTCTTTTAGATGAGAATATTTATTGAAAAATTCCTGTGGAATTGTTTTTCTTTTGGTCCAAACAAATTCCTCATCCTCTCTTTCTTTTAATAATCTTGCAATGTATGGTGTGGATTCAACTGATGCAAATATGGTTCTAGAGATTCTTTTCTTTGTTAGATAGTATGGAATCTCTATTTTGTATTTTCCATTAATCATTGTGTAATGTTTTTTCTGAGTCCCCATTAGTTCAACTGGTCGCATACCTGCACTTGATTGAGTTAGTGTAAATCCCCTGTTTCTCCAGCTTAGTGCAGATATTATTGAAATGAACTCATCTTCTGATGGTGCATACTTTTCCTCCTGGATATATTCAGGCCACTCTAATTCTTCTTTAATGTCATGAGCTGTGATTTTTATTTTTTTATACCAGAGGTATTTGTTTAGTCTTGAGAATGACTGCTTTACACTACCATGATTGAGATCAAATTTTTCTGAAAGATGATCAATGAAATCTTGTAGTACTGGAAATGTTTCATCATCTCTTTGATCCTCAGGGAGTGATAGGATATGAATAATGAACTTGTCAGTGTCTAGCTTGTCATATTCAGAATAAAGAAAATCATCAAATCTAGTTTTAGCTAGAGTGCAAGCACTAATGATACTATCACTCATTTTATCTAGTCTATCAGTTTTGAATGTGTCCCAAGTTCGTTGTTTTTTTAGAGATAGTTTTTGAGACATTATTTCTTTAGTATTTTTTTGAGGTAACCCCACTCCTCTTTTTTTTGCTTATTCCACTCATCACTACTAACAAACAATTCTTCACTATCCTCCTTGAACAAATGATCAGCATCTTCGATTAATTCTTGAATCTCATCTAGTTTCTCTTGATTCTCTAGGATTTGATTTCTTTCTTCGTTTGAAACTTGGATCACAAAACTTGATTTATTCCAATTACTCACGAATCTTTCTTTTGTTATTTTCATGCCTAATCTAAACAATAGTTACTTAAAATGATAGCTTTTACACTCTCATTTTCTTGTAAATGGATTTGGAAAAGCTGTCATTCATGATGTATCTAAAGGAATTTGTCCCTTTGATTAACTAATTAACTATCTCTACACCCGATCTTTTGCTGTGATGCCTTTGCATTCTTCCATGCGTTTGATAAAGATCTTTTGAGTGTGATCAGCCAGTTTGATATGATGTGGGTATAGATCATAATAGTTATCTCCTCTCCACATCCTATACAAATTTTTACATCTAATAAATTAGATATGGGTGCATGACAGGACTTGCAACGTTTCATACCCATTATTGATACTTGTCTTTAATTACAGACTTACCATAATCCTCTGCGAAATATGTCAAGAGTTTCATGGATTCATCATCAAAGAGAATTTTTAATATTTTCATATCATTAATAGACAAAACACGGTTGAGAAAAGATAATGCTGCACCCTCCAAAACATGTACTATTTTTTGATTTTTAATTATTTCTAGTCTTAGTTTCTCTGCTTGTTGTGTAGTGTCAAAGTGTGGAGTGTGCACGTAATAATATGTGGTTTTGTTAAATGAATCATAAACTTCTTTCTCTACTGTGTAATCTGTTTGCTTTGTCATTTTTCAACCTTCACATTATTGTAATACTGTCTTGCGTGGATTTCATTTTGTGTCTTTTTTACTGCTTGGAGTATTGCTTCTAAATCTTTAAGATCTGGATGTAAAACTGCTACGTCATTTTTTCCATTTGGAATCTTACACATGAATCCGTCTCTAGATATACGAAAATACAATGCTTTTTGATTCCATATTATTTCACTCATTTTCTTTTTTCACCCTCTACCTTTGGTTGGATATGTATTGCACAAGATTTTTTCAAATATTTTACAGATAGTAATCCATCAGCATCACCCTTGCATACAGCAATCATGTTATCACGAATAGTAACACCGTCAATAGTTATGGAATTATTTGGAGCAGCAGATAATTCAATTCCCTCAAAACCAGTTATTTTTCCTAAATCCTCATTCAATTCTCTTTCTCCATAGAGTGTATTGTGGTAAAAAGAGGCTCTAATCCTAATAGTATTCTTTGTTGTCTTTTTCGGTCAAATTGTTCATGTATTCTTGTGGCAGTAAGTGTTCTATCTTTTCTTGTTACATGATGGCATACACAGCTTGAGGAAGTTAATAGGACAAAAATAATCATTAATAATATCCAATTTGTTACAAGAAACTCAATCAATTCTTAACATTCTCCTGGGACTGTCTTGTTTGAAAAAAACAATTTTGACATCTTTTGCATTGTTTAATAGTTGCAAGTATAGTTCCATAAAATTTGATTTCTATAGTGTCAGGTACAACTAATTTTTTATTGTCTACGTGTCCAAAGAATAGACCATGTTTAACATTTTCCATATTCTGTATTTCTTGAACCGTCTTTATATCAGCATATTTAATTTTTGTATTTCTATCATACCATTCTCTACCATATATCCCCAACAGTTTTCGATGCATCATAATTTTTGTATCTTGATGAAGTGGTAATTCCATACATTTGTTGCACATCAATGCAGTAGATCCATGACATTTACAAGTGCAACTCAATTTCCTCTCTCCATAGAGTGTATTTCTTGGGAATTGGAAGTTTCTGAATCTTTTAGCAGACTTAAGCATAATTGGATTTGATATTCAAGTACATCGTTGAATGTGTATGATTTACGAATGTACCATCGTTTTTTTAATGCCTTTCTTAGTTTAATTTTCTCATAGACTAATTTTGTTAGTTTAAGAGATGATTCTATTTCTTCCTCACTGTATAATTCATTTGTAAATTTGAATTGGTATAGTTCACTCAATTTTCTATCTCCTTCTCCATACATTGCAACCATTTAAGATGTGCTTCATCTTGTACTTTACCTTGATCTACTATTATCAAAGCTCTTTTATCTTTAGTCCAGTGTTTTACTTTATAATATAATTCACCATCTTTTCTACTTGTGGAAAATTCAACTTGTCCAGCTTCAAAGTAATTGATTTCTGGTGTTCTAATTGTTTTCATATCATTCTCATCCTGTACCATTGCTTTAGAGTGTCGTGTATTAGGTTTGATCCTGAGTGGATTGATTTGGCACTAAACACTTTAGGATTCAACAATTCTGAGTCCTCAATCTTGATTCACGCCTATTTCTTTTACAATAAATGCATCTATAATTGATATAACATGTATCCCATCCACATATCATTTCCTGATGTTCACATGGTTTATTGATTACCTCATCAGCAAAAGTTACGGTCATGATTGACACTTACCTCGAGATGTTTTGTATCGCTTAGTCCAAATAGTGGAATTACACCAATAACAACCAAGTACGATTGTTCCATCAAATAGTTGATGATTACCACAAGAACAGTGACCACATTCTGAACAAGTCCACCATTTCGCACCTTCTTTACAATAAGGCACATCGCACCAACCAGAACCTAGTCCTTTGTATTCTTGTTTCATGCTTGACGTTCTCTCCTTTCGGTTACTTGGCAGTTTTTACAAGTGAGATATTCGACCTGATATTTTGTTTTACCAATAATACCACATTTTACACATATTTTCAAACCTCTCTTAACCGTTTGATTATTTTGTTTTGTTTGTGCTGTCATGATCCCCATGTCCTTTCGAATAAACAATCTTCACATAATTGCTTATGTTCAAACATTTCTTTAGTTATTTCCTCTCTACATTCTTTACACTCTAATGATTTTGTCATGCGTTATCTCCTGGTAATTCGTTAAGTTTGTATTCTTGAAACCATTCTATTTTTTTTATTATTTCCTTAGCAGCATCTATCCAAGTGATTGATAATTCAGCTTGATTGTATTTGTAATTATCTTTTAGAAATTGTGTTCTATCTTCTTTCCATTCACTGATAAATTTTTGATATATATCTAATTTTTGTTTGTTTTCTTCTGCAAGACGTGTTAATTCATTTGTCATTGACCTGATACCTCGTCTGTATTGCATTCACAGTCATTATGACAATGCTTATGTTTTCTATGTTTGACACAGATACAAACTCCATTCCATTTTTCATCTTCCACTTTACCTTTTTCTTTAACGGTCAAGCCTAAACCTTTGACGTTTGGATGTTCTTTGCCACAAGTCATGCACAAACCCATGTGGTAGTAACTTGAGGTATGTTCATGTTCAGTCATAATCTTTCTCCACATTTAGGACAGAATGGAAATTTAGTGCAATCTTGTGCTATTGCAACATGTAAGTGATTTAGGTTACACTTTGTTTTACTCATTTCTGCACCTCACCTTTGTTTGAATCTGTTAAGATTGACTTTCTTGAAGTATCATAATCAGAAATTAATTTTACCAATTTTTTATGAATGTTAGAAAGTTCATTATCCCATTTTGACATATTTGATAAATAGTCACGTATAGTTTCAATATCTTGAATTAAATCCTCAATGAGTTGCTCTTTATGTAAATCCTCAGATCTTCCAATAATAGATCTCATATCACTTCGTAAATTTCTAGCTGTATCAGATTCTTCACCAGTTAAACGGATTCTTAGGTGAGTTTCCATTACGCACTACTCCTTGTTTGAAGTGTATTTTCCAAGCAACAATAACAAATTATCATAGTAGGATCAGTACAATTTGAATTAGATGTTAAAGTGTCACCACATGGAGACGTATCTTTACAAACAATACAACTATGATAACCACATTCACACATTAGTCATATTCCTCACTATCACAAGTTATTGGTTCATGTGATTCAAGATCATAAATTGATGGGAAATGACATTTACATGTACATTCTGGTTGATCATTATTACAATATCTACAAGCATTTGAAAAGTAACCCATCATACTTTACCTCCTGAATGATCTGTGAAATTCGGAATAGAATCAAATGATTTTATTATTTCATCTGCAACCTTTTGAGCATCTTTCTTAATGATTTTAGTGTGTGCTGTTAGTCTAGTGTGTTCTTCTACAAATTTTTTATCCATACAAAGAAAACACTTTTGACATTGCCAATTCTCTATTTCACGTTTATTCAATACTGTTTCCCCCAATAATCTACTCTGCCTAATTTTTTATCATCATGTGTTGGTTTGAAAGCGTCCATACATTCAATGCATAACCATGCTGGAAAGAATGGACTATCTCGTGTAATTCTGTATTTTTTCAAAAACATTCCTTGACCATCACATTTGATACATGGATGTTCGCCTCTAGGATTTGCAAACGTTTGACAGTCTTTTACAAGTGTCTTGCTAGTCAAGTAAATCAGTCCATCCTCTTTCTAATGCGTGTTTTCTTAATGCAAATCTTGTCTCATCAATCTTATCAAGACAACTTTTCATGTCATCGAAAGTGTGTCCTGTAGGAATCTTTCCACAAACTAAACACTTTAGATTAACAGTCATGTTTCTAACTCGAGAATAATTGCCTTTTGAACATTAATTACTTGTAGCATATCTTTGATTTTGTGCTCGATTGGTGCTGTTGGATCTCTGGCCTTTAATTTATCATCAAGTGCTGCTATTTGATTTTTAGTGAGTTTGTGTTCTATTTTTATCACTGTTTCATATTCGTGCATGAATAAAAATCCCAGATCTGTAACCCTTAATGGTGTTAAAGTTACTAGACCACGTTTGACCAATTTAAACACTATATCCTTTGTTTTATTGTATGCCATTTTTGCACGCAATTGGATATTGGTTAGTTTAAAGGTTGATTTGCCTTGATACTCATCCCTGTCTAATTCTGTAGAGATGGCTTGTAGTATGTCGTATGACATTCTTAGTTTGGACCTTTTTTCAGTCATTAACTAATCACTCTTAACACTGTTCCAGTATTTTTTAATTCAATTGTAAAGTTCTTGCTTTTAATGTAATACAGATATTCAGGATGACCTATACTACCTTCACCGTTTTTTATTGTTACAATATTATTCCATTTTTTTAGATCTTTGATAAGACGATAAGCTGTAACAGTTGTAATATCTGATTTCTCAGCAATTGTTTCAATGTTTATAGCTGATATTTTACTTTTAGGAAAATGTGATAATAATTTTATTCCAGTTGGAGAAAGAATGGCAGAGATGAGAGATTCATTCATTACTTTACTACCTTCTTTAGCTGTTCCTCTATTACCCGTGAAAAAGATATGGAATAGTCAGCATTTGCTTGCTGTTTTGCCTGAATTATTCTAAGTTTTTTGTTCATGCTGTCTGATAGCACAATTGTTATTCTCTTTGTCATACTATATGTAGAAATTAACTTATTTAATAAAGTTGTTATGAATAATATAATTTGTTAATAAGGAATTAAACAATATATTATATTATTAAGATTTAGAAAAAATATAGAGTTGACTTGTCAATTTTAAAAAAAATAAGGTATTTTTTTATGCTGTAGTGCCTATAATTGCTGCAACATCTATTGCCAAGGCGGCAATACTAATTGTGTATGGTCCTATATCTGCCATGAAAAGTATTATTCATCTCATGCATTTAAGCTATTTTATTTAAGGTACTTTTGAGAGTTCACTGAAATATTCTTTAAAATGGATTATTTATTTTATTTTGTCCATTCATGGCTACATTTAGGACATATTTTAATTTCAAAATTTACTAATTTACGACATTTAGGACATTGATGTTTTGTTAATCTCCACAAAAATAACCCACCTGCAATTATTGCCAGTATAGGAAGTACCATTATGTTTCTAATAAAACATTAGTTGTTCCTTTGAAAAATTCTTTTAGTTCAGAAATATCACTTTCTATATTTTCAATTGAAACATGATTTTCTCCTAAACTATACTGAATATCTCCAATAGTACCATAAAGAGCAAACAGCATTCCCAGTGTAGCTATTACAATAGCAAACAAAGCTGTTGTTACAGCAAAAAGTGCATTCTCAGACATACATAACTTAGGAAGTCAAAAATAATAAATGTTACCGTATCTTATAATAGCATACCATATAATACCGTACTTTTTGATAGTATTACGGTTACTCAATTTCAGGTATACTATCCAATGGCATTTCTTTGATTGTGGTATCTGTAATTACATTAATCTCTTGTTCTAAATCAATTTTTGCTCTGAATAATTCATCAAGAGATTTTCTTCTTTGTTTCCAATTTTTATTATGAGAATTAATTTCAGTCGTTAATAATTTATCCAAGTTTGAATAGCAATTTGATATTGTACTTAGTTTTAATGCAAACTGATAACCTGTAATAAATTCATATAATTGACTTTCTTTTGTATCTCGATTTTCCTGACTATTTTTTTTAGTATGGATTTCAATAAGATTTTTCCTGATTAGTTTTACTAATTCAATTACAATTTTAGGATGAACTAAAATCACACCATCCTTAACACCAAAAAATGAATTTGGTATATCTTTTTTTGGTAAAATTGATGATACGATTAAAACATAACGTGTATTGTGCATTTGTTGATATTTTTTGGCTTTATCTACATGAGTTTTTGTTACCATTGTTTTTTGTTTATTATCATAACAAATTCGTATATCTAAAGGCATATTGTCATAATGTACAGTTTGGACAATATCAGCTTCGGATGTACCTCTAGACTGAGTATTAAACTCATCATCTACAAAAGATTCTGAGAGTGTTTCTAATAATTGTATTTCTCCTATCTCTCCAATTAATTCTGATTGTGTTTTTCTTAATTTATCTCCTGCATCATCCAAGTTTTTTTGTGCTCTTTCAAGTTGTATTTTATCTTGTTTTCTATCTAATCGTAATTCATCTATAACTTTTTGATTTGAGTCGGTTATTTCATTAATTGTGTTAGTATTTTCAGATAGTATAGAATCTAACTTTAATGAATTTTCGTAATTAATTTTTTTTATCTGATCATTTAGTGATTCAATAGTTTGTTGTGATACATCGTTCTCAATATCAAACTTTGCCTGAGCCTCATTCTGCATTATTTTTGCAATATCTCCAAATTCTTGTTTTGTTATTTTTTGACCACAATATGGACATAGATCTTGTGTTGAAGACATTATATTATAATCCGAAGTTTTGCTAAGATTGGCAATGTCAATAATAATTGGTAATTAAATGATATAAAATGATCCTTGATCGCAAAGGTTAGAGTCTGATCGATAGTTCACTGAAATATTTACTAAATAGTTTAATCACTATTTTTCACCATAATCAACCAAACATGTTTAGCTTTCTTTGAACGTTATCATCACTTCTTCTCAAAGATACAGAATCAGGTGAGGTGTTTTGTACCCTTACAAAAAAATCAAAGGAAGTATCTTTAGAAAGATCCGGTGTTGGTCCTTCTAATACTCTAATGTCGCCCTCTTCAGTTATTCTTTGTGATACCCCATCTTCTAAAATTCTAAAGAATGGTGGAATGAATGAGTTTACCTGCTCTCTAGTTATTACCCATGGAATAAATGATGCACCAATTAGTATTATATCCCCTATACCAGGCTTTAGTGCTACTGGTTTCTCAAAGTTTGAAAGCAGTTTAGGATTTTGTGAGTCTGTGAAAACGCGATAATTCATGTTATTCTCATTGTTCGTAGTCGTGTAATGTTATTAGCAGTTTGTAAAGTGCCCCCTACTATATCAAAAGATGCATTATTGCCTTGACTGTTATCAGCCGTTAATGTCACATCCCCACCATTCACTGTATCTACTATTGCAAACATGTAAAACATTTGAAAGTTGCTACTGGTGTGAGTAAATCTTTGAGATGGTTGAACATTACCATCTACAGTGACAAAGAAATCTGTTTGTTTGCCTGAACCACCATTATCTATTTGAATTTCATAAATGAATAATTCTACACCACCTGGAAAAGCTACTACATTTAGAGTTAAGTCAGAAATTACGAAAACCTGACCATTTGTGATAGTAGGAGTTGTTTCTTGATGTGCAACTGGTCGCCCTATAGTAGTTTTAACTACCTTGTTTTCAAAGGTCAAATTATCAACTGAATCTGTGGCAAGAATAAGATCTCCACTTCCTGCATTATTTTTAAAAGTAATATCATAACCTGCACCAAGATTTACTTGTGCATCTACTCCGTTCAAAGTGAGAGCTGGAATAAGCGTTCCACTTGTCATAACATTTAATTCTACAAATCCTTTTTCGTTACCATCCACAATTTGTTTTTGATTTACGTTTATAGAGCCATAAGTCACATTCTCAGCAACAACAGCATCATTTTCTCCAATCATTGACAGAGTAAATATGTCTGTATCTGCTGTTTGAGTTGTTTGTGTGAAATTTGAATTAATAAGAACGGCTGCACCTCTGTCCAACTGAGTTATATTTAGATTTCCTGTTTGTCCTATATCTCCATTATGGTTTAGACCCCATACTTCAGTAAGATGATTTCTTATTCTAACTAATTGTCTGTTTTCAATATCTGTTCCACCTTCTCTTTGAATGCGAATGTCGTAAAGAGGTGTAGTACCAGTATCATTATCTGCTCTAACTAGTATCCTCTCATTATAAACTATAAACCCTGGGTTCTCTGATGTTGGTGCTTTTTGACTAATATTTAATTCTACTCCAAACTGTCCTAGAATTAATTTGGTTTGCATGTTATCTGTATTAAAATGGATTTCCCCAACGAGATCCCCTGTTGCTTTTACAAAATTTAGTGTGTCAAGTGTTGATTCATCTATACTCCAATTTTGAAATGTTTCAGTTCCTACCTCAGATATGTCATTTCCTTTAAGATTTACACCAGAGGTATCAACTTGAAATTTAACTACCTCACCAGCTTCCTCATTTATTATTTGAAAGAGTGGTCTAGTTTGAAAAAAGCTAGTCTCTGCTTCTATGTTAATTTTGAATATAGGTTCTGTTCCAGTATCAGCAGCATCCGCAGTAACATGCAAAGAAAAACTTTGATCATCACCTTCAACACCAACAGAAAATTCAGGAGTAAAGATTCCAGCAGAACGATTA